GTAGAGTTAACTGAAGTAATAAATTCTTTTAATATGTTTTTTTGCTCAGGAAGTAGGTCTTTATATGTATCGTTAAATTTCTCTAATAATATCTTAAATGTTAAAAGTTTAAGATCTTTATCGTACTTAGAGTATTCTTCGATTAACGTATCTTTTACATCCTCAGCATTTTGCTTCTGTGTTGTCAGGTGCTCTAATAAAGTTGATTTAAAGTTAATAAGGTACTTAGGATCAACTATATCGTTATTATTTTGAGCTTCAAGTAAACAGTATAATGAGGCTAATGCTTTATAATCTTGTGTTTGAATTGCAAAGAACTCGTCAAGATTGTAATTTTCTTTAATAGACGAGATAAGATCATACTTCTGTGTCTTAAGTGTCTTCTGGTCTATTTTTCTAGAAATTTCTGTGATAGTTGATAGTATTGTTTCCGCTTTAGCTTGTCCAATACCTTTATTTTTTAATATAAATTCATACAGTTTAAACTCTCTAACGAGAGCACTCTTACCTGTGAAATGCTTTTTGATAATACTAACAGCAGCTGAGTCTTTGTTGTTTAAAGTATCAGCGGCGATTTGCTTAACAAGCAATTCAAAGATAAGTCCTGTATTTTTATACTTAGAATGTTTTATCTTCATTATACACGTTTACTATTATAAATATGCACTAGTTACCTAAATCTTTAATGTTGTCTTCATTTAGAAGTTCAGGTTCTTTAGTATCGTCTTTAGAAAATACTATATTCTTTAAAGCTTCTTTGTTTTTAAAGTAAACAGCCTTAGTAGACATATTTTCCATTACGTTTTCATTATCTGATGGAAATCCTCCATGCATACCATGAACTCCTAGTGGATCACGTCCTCCCATTGGATTATCATTAGTCCCATAGACAGAAGCTTTTTCTCTAGGTCTACCACCTTCAGGACCAGGTTGACCCCATTCTTGTTCCTTCTCAGGTTCCATCTCTGAGTATCCGTCTGGTACTGCTCCTGGCTCTCCTCCTTTTGGAGTAGCAACGGAACGTCTACCGTACATAGAAGCTAGATCGTGAGGTGTACCGTAAGTAACTCCAGACTTAGCAGGATCATTACCTTCTCCTTCAATCTGTGCTAATCTAAAGGCTCTCTTAGTATCTTCTCTAACTAGGTCTCTTTCTTCCATGTACTGATCTTCAGACATATCGAATATATTTTCATAAATGTAGTCTGATGAGAACATTTTAGACTCCTTCATTTGAGCAGCTAAGTCTACTTTCTCTTTTAGTAGAGCAACTTTTTCCTGATCAAATATAATAGAAGCTGTTGAGAGCTTTATTTCAAAGTTAGTTAAACTTTCTCCTGTAAAACCTTGCGTGTATAAATGTACCAAAGCTATTTTAGTTAGCTCTGATTCCATAATTTTCTGTATTCTTTCTACTGTTCTTGCAAATCTAATATCTTCTGCTGCTAGAGTAGCTTTACCTTGTAAATCTCCTTCATACCCAAAGTATGCTTTAGGAATTTTAAGAGCTGCAAACAACTTAGCTTGTAAGTACTGAACGTCAGTAGTACCATCGTATTCCAGTCCTTTTGTAGTTTCTATACGAGTAGAGTTATCACCACCACGAACGGGTAAGTAATAGTCCTCCATCATATTCTGCATATTAAACTTTAGGTTGTATTCTCCTGTTTGCTGATCAACATAAGGAGTTTTCTTCATCTGGTTGATAGTTCTTTGCATGAACTGCTCAACTTCGTTAGGAGGTATAGCTCCAACATTAATATAGAACATTCTTTTTTCTGGAGCTCTCATGATTCTATGAATCAACATTGCATCCTCCATTAAATTAACCTGCTTGTAAATCTTTCTAGCAGGCTCTAAAAAAGAACGTCCATAAGGTAAGTAAGAAGTATCTGATAGTAATCTAAAGTGAGCTATTTCGTAATTGTCAAAAGTAATAGACCTTTGATTAGGTTTCTTTCTGTAATTAGGATCTGATGCTGCTGTGATTCCATCTGGTTCTAATTGGAATTGAACTTTAGAAGGATTTTCAGGATCTTGTCCTTCATGTCTTATCATATGATAGACAGTATACGGTAACACGTTATATACTCCGAACTTCTCTGCTATTTCTAGCTTTAGGAAAAAGTCTCCGTATTTAAGCATATTACGTGTCCATGACCATAAGTTAAACTCTATGTTTAATACGTCATAGAATAGGTTGTATAATACTCTTTGAATATTTTCATCAGAAGATTTAATTGCTAAAACTTCTCCTTGATCATTTTTAATGGTAGTTTCATCAGAGATAATATCCAGTGCTGAAGCAATGATAGGATCAGTATCCATAGCTTCGTAATCTGAATATAATTGAGCTCTGAGAGTTTGGTAGTTTAGATTGGGATTATAAACGTTAACATTGTTGTAAACGTAGAGTCGGTTAAATCTATCTACAAGTGAATTGGTTTCGTATCTACCTGTTCCCTGTATAGAATTAACGTCAGCAACTTTCAGCTGGTCTCCTCCTATATTCCTAATGACAACGTCGTTAGAAAAAAGTCTTCTCAGTCTACCAAATAATGAAGTATCCGCCATAGGATATATAATTTAAATATAAATAGTCTATTTTAATAGCCAGGAGATATCTTCTTCACCACCAGGCGTCTTAATAAGATAAGGATTTTCTCTCATACTACCAACATTTCTTATGACAGCTTGATTTCTTGCATTCAAGTTATTAAATGATGAAAGTTGAGCCCTTGCTAGATCAATACCTTGCTGTCTAAGTTTTAGCGCTGTATCTCTAACATAAAGTGCAGTTGCACAGGCCATCAATAAGTCATCATTATACCTATCTTGTGCTTGTGCTTTTCCATTTTTCCAAACGAATACTCTCATTTCAGACATTAAACGTTTGGACTGTATAGTGACTGATTTTTCTCTAATATATTCGATCATCTTAGCTATCACTAAAGGTCTAGTTCTCATAGACATTGTGAAGCCAGGTACTAATTTATCTCTTTCATACTTATGCATGTAAGATTCTACTGATTCCATATTAGCAGTGGAACTGTAGTACAGATTTCTATATTCTCTTTCTAGAACTTGCTCTATAGTAGCCCAACCAATATTTGCATTTTCTACAACAAGTAATGCTTCGTTGTATTCTGAAGCGATACCAACTAAGAAATTACCAAAGTCTTTAGGAGAAAGTTTTCCTTTATACTCACCTACTTGTGTTGCACTTTCAATATCAAAAATATGGAAGGCTGAGTAGTCAGTTGAATCCCCACGGGCAACGTCGGCTACAATCATATAAGATTTAGAGTAGTCTACTCCTTCCCATATCCATAAGTTACCGTCAATCCCTCTTCTTTCTAAAGGATCTTTTTGATACGTTTGTTCGTAGAAGGACATATCTTCTGGTTCAAATACAGTATCTCCAGATGCTAGGAAGTCACAATCACATTCCTGACCTGCCATTCTAGGACCTAAGTCAGCATCTTGTTGGTCTCTCCAGGACTGATTTCTTTCCGGGTGTACGGTCCAGGGCAGTGATATAGGTAAAAAAGAGTTCTCTCCTGATTCAGCTCTTTCCCATGTTTGATGGAACCAGTTACCAATACCGTTAGGAGTAGACAGTGCCATACATTGACCACCGGTTGCAAGTGTTTGTTGTGCTGCAGTAAATGTATCTTCAATATTTTCTATAAAAGCAGCCTCATCCATTAGTAGTAGCGATACCGCTTCCGAACGTGCAGCATCTGGTGATGATGATTTAGCTTGTACTTTTGATCCGTTTTTTAATCTAAGAGATAATTTGTTCTTTTCAACCGCCGGTAGCTTTAACCATTTAGGTAACTCATCATACATGAACGTTACTTTGGTTACAAGGTTACGAGCTGTAGCCTGAGTAGTTGCCAGAGCAAGTACGTTTTTATCTTTATGGAATAACATTAACCACAAAGAATAACCTGTGGATAAAGTTGAGATACCTAACTGTCTTGATTTTAAAATAATCGAATATGGG